CAGTAACACCATCTTTGAGTGCCATTGCTTTGTCATAAATGTTTTGGATTGCTGTTGCTGCACCCTGGAACCATTCAATAATACTTTGCACAATTCCCACCAGGCCTTCAAAGCCTGCTTTTAGTGCTGGAATAGCCGCCTCAACCAGTGGTGCAATTGCCTCAGCAACATTACCAAGGACTTCAAATACTTTGCCCAATATTGGAAACACAAGATCTGTCAACACTGTGCCAACTAAACTAAACACTGGCTCTAGTGCAGCAAATGCGCCTTGTACTTTATCAATAATTGCTGGCATGTTTGCCATAATATCTTCACTTAGTCTAACCAAGTGTGGTAAAAGTGGAGTAATGGCGTCAGTTAATAACTGCCCCATGCCCTCTTTTAATCTACCAATGTTGTCATTAAATACTTCAGCATTGCTGGCTGCATCCAAACTCACAATGTTGGAGTTTGCTTCTACATCTGCCAGTGTTGCTGCTAAATCACCTGCGTTGGTGTTCATGTCAGCAAACAACTGTTTGATCATTGGACCTGCTCTACCACCAACTACTTTCTGGAATTCATCTGTGGAAATTTTACCTTCATTAAGTGCTTGAATCAAACTTTCCATAATCTCTGGACTTGATTTCAATTCACCATTGCTTTTTAATACACTGTCACCCAGTTTATCAAAAATGCCACCAAAGGCCTTTGAGCCTTCACTGCCTTCTTTCATTCTTTGTGATACATTAAGCATTGCTCTATCAAATGTGCCAGCATCAATGCCTGCTTCATTCATTGCTTGCTTCATAACTTGGAAGCCTTTGAATGCTTCCTCACCTGCAGCAGCGCCTGCTGCTCTAGCACTTTTTGCTAAATCATCAAACTCATTAATCTTGTCACCAATAACACTGATTGCGCCCATGGCTGCAAAGGCAGCACCTGCAATTCCAAGTGCTGCTTTAAATTTTCCTGCGCCTGCTGATAGCCCACCAAGTCCACTACTGATCTTGCTTATCTGACCACTAGTGTTGTCTTTTGCGTTAATGTTAATATTATAATCTGCCATTAGCGTTTCCTTTTACTTTGTTGGTGGAGGTAACTATAATATTTAGCCCATCCTGCTAACTCTAGTGTGCTAACATTTTTTAGGACCCATTCAACACTTTGTCCAATTTCACTTGCTACTTTGAACAATAATAGTGTATCAAGATCCTTATCTAGTTTCCCAGGCTGTCTTCCTCACCAGCACCAGAATTAATTGCTGTGCATACTTTGATGATGATGTTGGGATCTACTTCACGCATTAGTACATCTCTGTCAGCATTTTTAAACAGGTGCTTGCCAGTTTTGTCCAATGCTCTCTGAATTAATGTTTCCACTAGTGCTTCCACTAGTTCACCTTTTGCGTGTAATTGAATAACTTTTTGTTGTTGGACAAATGTTGATACACTTTTCCAGTATACCACTGTGTCCCATTCTGGCACTTCCATTTGTTGGAGTTCACCACCTAATTGGTTCTTGAAGTGCTTTGTTGCATTGTTTAATACGCTCATCTGTTTTTCCTTGTTGCTTTTTTAAGTGCAGGCTCTACAATGCCCATAGGGGCTTGCCTACTTGTTTTGTTGCTGTCTAATACACCAATATATGGCACCTGGTTTCTGGCTAGTGGTACACTTGCACCTCTGCCCATACTGCCTTGTTTAAATGTATTGACCCAACCACTGCGTGCTTGTCCTGTTTTAATTGGGGTGGTAGCACGCAATTCTTCTGTAAAATCTTTTGCAAACTTGGACAAGTCACTGTTAATCTCTGCGTATAGTTCTGTTTTAATACTACTCTTTGAGTTTGCCATTGACTTGTCCTTGTTTAATTTATGCTGATGTTGTTAGTTCACCGTCACCAGTAAATGCTAGTGATGCTGTGATCATGTCTTCTACACCTGCTGATACTTCAATTGATGTAACAATTGCACTACCAGTGTATGTGGTTACGCCAGTTGCTTCATAAGCAACAAGATTAACTACTGCACCAATAGTTGGGTATACTTCTGTTGTGTCAAACACTGCCTCAGCACTGCCTTCCCAACTAAACATACCTGGTTTAACACATTTCCAATCTTCACCCATGTAAGATGCTTCAATTGTTTCTGCGCTTTGTGTAATGGTCCAACTTGTCAGTTGAGCAACATTTGTTGTGCCGCCGTCTACTGACAGCGCACCGTTTTTACCTGAAATGCATGGCATTGTTTTAGTTTCCTTCTAGGTTTATTGTATAACAATACTCACAAGTGAATATCATTCTACATGTTGTAAAGGGTGCGCTTTCACCAATTACAACAGACTCTACTCTTGAGAGTCTACAATCTTCAACTACATTACCCAATGTCCTGTCCTGCATAAGTGTTTGCTCAGTTGCCTGAACAGCAATATTCTTTTGCTTGTCACGCTCTTTGCCACCAATCATCAATACAACAGCCACTTCCATCATGCCTTTGCGCACTGGTTGAGCACCACTGTACATTGTAATGTCTTCAATATCCTCATCAGTTGTCTCTACATAGATGGCTGGAAATGCAGTCTTTGGAAGTTCATTAGGATCAATTGGATCCCTCTCAACTTTGCCAAATTTTACACTTCTTTGAGCACGGAGAAGTTCAACAATATTACTTGTAATCTCTTCTCTCATCTGTAAAGCCTACTCTGATCAAATGGGTTAACATCTGTTTCAATGTTGATTGTCCCATCATCTTCTTCATCATATTCAATACCTAGTCCAAATTGTAGATCAAATTCTTCCTCAAAGCGTTCTTTGTAAAAAGTAAGTTGCTCACGGAAGGGATCACCTTCTGGTCTAAATGTTGATAACTTGGGAAGGATATATGCCGCCATTGCTTTATATACTGTAGCCTTGGTCCACTGCGTTTCCACCAGTAAGGTTTTATCAAACTGACTTCTGCTGTTGACTTTGTTCCACCATTTATACTGGATCATATTAGTCACATCTGTTTGGGCTTCAGTTAATTCATCAGTCCAATCATCCACGCCTTGATCAAATACTTCTGGTGCGTATCTTTGTAAATCTGTGTTAGTAGCAAATGCCATTTCATTCTCCTGGGTAAGTTGGATGGGGCGTTAGCCCCACCCTATTTTAGTTTATGCTGCGTCCTTAAGAAGGATACCACGTGTTGCGTCTAGTGTAGTTACACCAAATGCAATTGAGGCCACAATATCATTGCCTGCAGCAGCAGCTCTGCGTGCCACTTCTAGTTTAACACCACCTTGTGTTGCGCCACGCAATGCTTCCATACCAAAGATGGCTGCTTTTGTGCCTGTAACACCAGTGTTTGTGTCATTTAGGTAAGCAGATGTGAATACTGGAACACCAGCAATAACACCTAATGCGCCTGTGCGCATTGCTGCATTTTGTAGGTCTGCTGATGCAAATGCTGCTGAACCAATTACTTCCATGAATTCTGCGTATGCGGCTGCACTTACAACGGCTGCCAATGCGCCAGTTTCACCAGCATTTCTGATAGCGCCTACGGCTTTGTAGAATTCATTCAACAATGAAGCGTCTGTTACTTCTTGCTGTGTTAGGTTAGCCATTTCTGCTGAGATTGCAGTGTCAACTGATGCTGCAATTGCGTTACCCATGATGCGGCCCATGTCATTGACATCTACGCCACCAAGATCACGCAATACTGTGCGTGCTACAATCAAGTCTAGGTCAATTGTTTTCTTTGTGTCTGTTGGAAGAACACTATCAAAGTCAGCACCTGGTGTTGCTTCTGATGTGATTTTTGATGCTACAACTGAGCCCATAACAGCAACTTGTGCTGATGCTGAACCTGCTGGTACATCAACCATTGGTACTAGTGTACCTGGTAAGTATAGAGATTGTTCCTGTGCTGCAAATACTGTTGCTGCTTGTACTGGAACCATTAATGCGTCAAGATTTAATCCTGAGCCATATGATGCGTTTGCCATTTTAAATAATCCTTATGGTTGTTTTTATAACTTGCCGTCTTTGCGCATCTTTGAATAGATTGCGCGGTGTTCCGGCTTGTTCATATCAAGTTGTGCAAGATCAAACTCTTGTTGATCTGCTGTTTGTGTGTTGCCACCAGCGCCCCC